GCTACTATCGCTTTAGCGAGAGTTTCTGGATTATTCCAAATCCCTTTCCTTGCCTCAGCCGATTTGGCCTGAATTTCGGGGGTATGCAACCGTTTTACGGCCTCCACTGCCTTTGCGTGCTCTAGGGGGTCTGACAGTCGAACCCTGTTGGCCTCAGCCAGATTAGCCCGAGCTTGAGGGTCGGTCCACCCTTTCTCAAGACCTTTAACCATCCGAGCACGCATTATAGGGTCAGCCATAGCTTTTCTGATGGACTCAGAGGTTTTCTTACGGGAAGATTCGGTATGCGGCCCTGTGAACCCCTCCCCTCCCCGGCATATGTTATAACCATACTCGGGGTCTTGAGCTTTTAAGAATTTAATAAATTCCCGTTCAACTTCATTGAGTTCTTCCCGAGTCTGAATATCTGACCGGAGGGCGTGGATGGACCAAATAGAGGGGTCTGAGTGTGCTCGCATAGACTGATAAAGGCGAGATTGGTTTGAGATACCTCTTTGGGCGTGGTGAAACTTCTGCTGAAGATATTTCTTTAGATTGTTCCCCTTATGCTGACCGACATAGTACTTACCGGTCTCGTGGTTAACAATGAGATAAATGAACATAGCAACCTCCCTCTATCTATAATACCATTGGAAAGTTGTTTTTTCATACACCTTGTCCGCTGCCTTCCGGCCCTTGTTCAGGTTCCTCATCAACTTCGTCAAGCTGCAATCCCTTGATGACCCGCTTGACGACATCGGACCGCTCCATGACCACTTGCCCGATGGAGTTGTAGATGTTGCTCAGCAACTCGTTGAACTTGGCGTCATTCACACCATACAAATCCTCTTCCAGCTTGCGCTTGGCATCTTCGGGGTCGATTTCCAAAAACTCCAAGATAATACTAACTGGAATACTACCTTTGGAATAAAGATTGTAAAGCATGTCGTAAACGTCCCCGGCATCACGCAGAGCGAGCCTAGAGAACGATACCTTGGGGTATATCCAGCGGGGCTTATCCCACTTATCCTTTTCGTAGAATCCCTTCTTCATGGCGACGGGCTTGAAGATACTATTTTCAATGATGTCAGCAAGCACGTCACGGAACTGGAGATAGGAGGTTTCGATAAGCTGCAACTGGACCTTGTTGCCGGAATAGAGTCCTTCACCAATGAGGATTTCCGGGCTGAATCCAAGACCGATGGACAGGTCGGAGTTAGTGTGCTGCCATTCTCCGTCCAGAGATAGCAACCTACCATCCGAACCAATCTCATCCCACCGGGCCTCGTAGTTCAATACGACGCTGTAGTCCGGGTCGGCCTTGGCTTCGTCAATGTGCGCACGGAGAGCCATGACTTCGGCGGGCGGGATATCGGGGGCGATGACCAACGTTTTGGGCGTCATGTTACGAGACGCCAACGTGGACTGCACTTGTCGCAGCTTTTCACGGTAGATGACTGTGCGGATACAACGCTGGAGGATAGAACGACCGTGAAGTTCGTAGTCACTCTTCTTGCGGGCGAAGTGGATGACGTAAGAACCCTCGAAGGGGTCCTTGTTCAAAGCAACCTTGCCGTCCGCTTCCAACATACCCTTGACTTCGGAATCGACCTCGGGGTCTTCAAGGTATGCGGTTTTCTGCTTTTCGAGCGGCTTATAGTATACGGTCGGCCCGGCTGTCATGCTGTCCCCGGCCTCAAGCTCTATCTGCTCGGGAGGAAGGACGTTGATGGCGTCAAAGCCCTCGTAGTCTTTGTTCTCCAAGTGGGAGAAAAGCTCCTCCTCTTCCTTGCGCTGTTTGCGGATATCCTCCAATTCCTCCAAGACCTGCTTCTTTTTCTCCAGCAGTTTGATGATGCGCTTGAGTTCAAGGAGTTCCTTTTGCTTGGCGAGGGTTGACCCTTGGGAGATGGCATTCTGCACCGCCCCCACTTGGTCACCGGGGGTCGTCGGCTCGGGAGGCATTCCACCCCCTCCACCACCTCCCATGGGAGGAAGCCCACCGCCTCCACCTAAATCTCCTCCTAAGTCTCCACCCAAATCTCCGGGAGGAAGGTCTCCACCGGGTTCTCCCATGGGGTCCACACCGGCAACACCTTCCAGCCCGGCATCCCCCATCGGTGCTCCCTCTCCACCAGCGGGTGGAGGTGCGCCCGCATCGGGAGGAGCGGCGACTTTCACCTGAATGGGATAATCATCCTCGGCCTCATCACGGGTGATGAGCTTGGACTCCTTATTCTCCATAGCCAGCTTGATAAATCCCTTGACGCTGGCCGCTTTC